CAAAGATTTGCCAGAGGCAGTGGGGCTTATCACTAGTCTTCTATTGTGTCTTAGAGCATCGTATACTCCCTCTATTTGATAGTCTCTTGGAGGAGTCTTAGATATATGATTCATATAATCTTTAACACCCTCCTTTGATATCATTTCATTGACTTCAAAAGGAGTACCAAAATATTTGCTATCTTCAAATTTGTATTCATATTTGTGATGCTTACAAAAAGAAACTACTTTGTCTAGTAGTCCTACATATATTTCTCCTGTCTGTAAATTAAACAAACGAATCTTACCATCCCAATGCCTCTTTCTATACTGGGGCATAAACTTAGCACCAGGTATTTCAAAAGTAAATTGATCAGATAACTCATGAGCAACATGAGGTTCCGAGACGATCTTTAAAAAGACCTCATTCTTTTTGGTAATAGTAAGGTCGGACATTAGCCACTCAACTGCTGCCAATCAATAATGTTTTTTAACTGGTAACTTCTATTGTTTATCTGTTTAACAATATCTTCTAGATATGTCAACATCACATCATAATATTTTATTTTTAAAAGTATAGTTTGAATTCTTTCATCAGCATCCATATATCTTTTTAGAGATTCTTTATCCCTAACCTTTAAACCAAATGGTTCGGCCTGATACACTTCAGGGTCAGATTTTCCTGTGTAATAATTGTATCTATCTAATTTAATATTAGATTCTTGGGTTAATGCTTTCTCTTTTAAAAGTTTAAGAGAATTATAAACATCCCAATACTTAGCATGAAGTGATGGTATTTTTGCTGCTTCTTCATGTACTTTGATGATGTCAATCTGTGAGTCTTTTGCCCACATACTTTGTATAGTTTCAAGATCCATTAGGTAGATTTAGTTAATGATGTAGTTCGTACCTTAAATTTAGTATCAAGGATTTCATACATCAGATACTTAAAAGTAACTGATGCCGTAAGATATGTATAATCGTTTTCTTGTGCAGAAAATTCTAAAGTAGTTAGTGATACAGGGAACATGTCAGTAAATTTGACATATGCCATTGGATTAAAATTGCTATTTAAAATAGTAAGAGTACCATCACTAAACTGTTGTAAGTTGTCAATGTTTCCTCTATCCATAACAAGATCACTAAATTGTTGAACTGACTTAGGATAACCTAATGCATATATCCAACTGTGAATTTCTAAATAATTTTCTAAATTTTCATCTACTATAAAAGATAAAGTAAGATCTTCAAATTGAACTTGATCACCTGGTACAGGTACAGACTTTAGATAATTACCCACCATAATTTCACCCAACTGAATACCAGGTATTCTTGCTGATTGTGAAAAGAAATCAACCTTTGGTGCTTTCGCTAGATTGAATTGAAAACCAGATGGTGAAAGAAAATTCCTATTCTTAATCTGCTTTTCATAAAAGTTGTTAGCCATCTTTATCCGTCAACTTATGAAATTGAGGTTTACCCATAGTTTTGTACTCAAGTTGTTTTCTCAGGAATAAAACCTCAGTCTGGAGGTCATCCCTTTCCTCTTCCAACTTTACGATTTCCTCTTGGTAGATGTGAATCATACTCTCCAGTTTGTCGTTCTGTTCATAGAGTTCGTACCATGATGGTACTCGTTCCATTTTATATACACAACTCTTGCACAAAAGAATTGCGTGGTCACCACTATTTAGTCCTCTTCATTTAATTGATCTACCCAATCTTCGTCTGGTGTAAAGACTATTGGACCTTCTGCGATCCTTTCTGCTAGTTCATCAAGCAATTCTTCATCTTCCATAATGAGAAACATTAAGTATTATTATATAGCAAAAAAAGAGACCCCCTAAGGAGTCTCTATTTAGTGTATGTAATCTCAATTTACATGAGGTTCTGAACAACAGTACGCTGATAGTAGCGGTTGCTGTTAGAAGTAATGCGTCCAAGTCCTTGACTAGTACCTTCAGCAAATGGGTTTGAAACAAGACCGTATCTTGTCTTAAATCCAATTTTTGGCTGGAAGGTGTTCTCTCCAACTGCACGAACCATCTGTAGTGGAACATATGGGCAGTAGAACAGACCAGCATCATAAGGTGAAGTACCTTTGTATCCAACAACATAGTACTGATTAGCAGCACTGTTAGCAGAGAAAGGATCGATGTAGACCTTATACTTACCTTGGATAGTACCAGCAAATGTATTACCAGTATCATCAACTTGAAGGTTAGCGTTAAGAGCAGGTGTGTAATCAAGTACACCAGCCATCGTTAGAGCAGAAGCAACATCAGCACTTGTTAGGATGATGTTACCCTTTCCACGACGAGTTCTCTGTGCGATTCTGTTGGCATCTCTTTCGATGTTAAACAGAAGTCCCTTGAACTTCTCAACCGACCATCTACCATTGGAGTCAACATCTAGGTTAAAGAAACCTGCGTTTGCAACATTGACCTGTGAACCTGCTTCAGCAGTCTTGTAGATAGTACGGATAACCTCACGGTTAATCTCTGCAAGAATCTCAGAAGAAAGAATGTTTGCTAACTCAGCCTCAGCGTTCAATCCGTGGATTGCCTTAAGGTCTTGAGCGAGTTCTAAACTGTACTCTGCTTTTAGTGCTCTAGACTTAGCGGTTACAGTCACCTTCTCGATGGAGAATGCCATCTCGTTGAAGTGACCATTAGTGCCGTCGCCTAATGCTTCAGAGTCACCAGTTGCCATACCTTGACCAGTGCTGTACTGTGCTTGAACAGCATCAGAAGCATTGTTCTCTAGGATAGCAGGGTTTGTTCCTCTTTGAGTTGCGGTAGAACCGAAACCAACAGTACCATCGTCGTCAGTAGCAGCAGTGTAATCACCCTGAGTTGTCTGACCAACATTGGTCCCTGCCTTGTTAGCAGAGAATGCTGAATCTGGTTCGTTGAAGAATGCCTCATCACCACTCTGATTGGTGTAGCGAGAGCGCATTGCGAATATAAGTCCAGTAGGACCATTCATTGGCTGAACACCTGCTAGTTCATAAGCAACTAGGTTAGGCATTGAGCGTCTGATCAATGAGATCAGAACTGGGTCGAAACCTGCAGTAGGACCAGCAGGTGTAGAACCACCACCAAATGCACCAGAAGCACCAACAGCGTTACCACTGTTTGTAGGAGCTGCCTCAGTTAGCATTGAGGTTCCACTTTCAAAAGCTTGTTGTTCCTTAAGGAACTTTTCTTGGTTCTCTAGGAGAACTGCGGTTACGGAACGGCGGTGAGCATCCTTAATAGGATCTACCCCTTCTGCATCTAGCAGAGGAGCCCACTTCTCCATAATTGATTCGGCGTTGTACATTGTACCTTAAATAGAGTTTGTAGGTTTAATTTATTTCTTACCCATTGATAGGGCTGACAGATACTGATTCATAGACGCTGAATTGTCTATGCCAGCAGCTTCGTTTGCTATACCTTCCGAAATGGTTTCGGATTTGCTTGAAACCTGAGGCTTGCCATCTTTAGGGAAATAAGATTCTCTAAGAGTTACAACCTTCTCACGGTAAGCGTCTTCACCCTCAAACTCAACACCTTCAGCTAGAGTCTTTAACTTCTCCTTTTGGGTCTCAGCAAGTCCTTCGGCTACTTCACGGAAAATTCCATCAGCTGTTGATTCGCCAAGACGCTTGTTGAGAGAGATGTTCTTCTCTATCTGCTCATTGAGCTTGCCTTCCATATCATCTAGTTTATTTACCATGCTTTCCAGCACATCATATTTGTCGTCAGGGATTGATACATAATGATCTTCAAAAAGATTTTTCATTCCACTAAGGAATGATTCAGTCATTTCGGTCTTAAGACCATGCTCGACTTCAATAGCATTTTCCTTGAGCCACTCATCAGCGACATACTCAAGGTAAGCGTCAGAACGCTCTACCAACTCTGCCTTAACACCTTCTAGGTGCTCAGTCAAAGTCTTTTCATATTCGGTAGACATTTCTTCTTTAACAACAGCAACTTTAGAGTTAACTGCTGCTTCAAAGATTGTCTTGGCCTTTGTTTGGAACTCTTCAGAAAGTTCTTCACCACCGAATAGTGCAGCAAGATCTTCTTCTACATTAACTGTAGATACTTCTTCTTCTGCCACGGTAGTTTCTTCTGTAGTGGGTTCTTCAGCAACAACTTCAGCAGATTCTTCTGCTTCAGGGTTGTCACCTTGCTTTAGCACCTCTGTGCCAATAGACTTCATAGCATCAGCTTTACCAGCACCCTTATTAACGATATCTGATACCGTTTTAATGTTTGCTGACTTTACTTTAGCAGAGTCGTCTGTGGACTTATAGTTTTGAGGTGTTGGTCCGCCTAGATCCTCGTAAGATGCTGATGCTCCAGGTGAAGTGGAATCATCAACTTTCTTTAAAGGATCACCAGCTTTCGCACCCCTTGTTACAGGATTGTCCATTTCCTTAAGTTCCTTTGCGGCCATTTCTGGTATACTCCGAATAGAATCGTTGTGGTAATCTAAGTTTATTTATAAAATGTTAGAGATTTGATAGGAAGTTTTGGAACAACCCAAGCTTGTTCTCCTCAAGCTGCTTATTGTCAACTAAAGTATTAACCTGCTTATAGGTCTTTGCTGCTAGTTGCTCTCTTACTATTCCACCGTCCCAAACCCAGTCTTTACCTTCCATTATGCCAGATACAAAAGCATCAGGCGCAGAAGGATCAGAAACAATATCAGCAGCAGTAGCAAGCATAAAGTCATCAGAAACAACTTTTATACCATTTTCATTTACTGCTAATGTTCCGAGTCCACGAGATGAAACACCAAGTTTCACACCTTCATCAATAAGATTTTGGGCAATCTTACCCATAGGTGTAGAAAGAATTTTTGCTTTACCAATAAAATTTGACCCACTTTCTTTTAGTGAAACAATTTTATGAGAAACTCTGTCTAGGTTTACTGTTGGTCCCTCAGGATGCCCAAGTTCTCCAACTGCACGACCAGAAGACACAAAACTTTCATTATATCTTTGAACTTCCTTACGGAGTGTGTTCATTGGATACATACGACCATTACGGTTCTGAATATCTCCCTGAAGGAAAATACCCTCGATAAACATAGACTTCTTACCGTTGCGATTTTCAACGATAACTTCTACATCATCAATCTGTTCTGTGATTAACTTCATTGGTTTAGTTTGTAAATCCTACTTTTGTAGCTGCAAATTGACCCTTACCCCATACGGTGTAATCTGCGGGCTTTTCAATAATAATATCAGCACCTGCGGCCAATGTGCATGAACCTACACCTGAGTATGCATTCACACCTGTTGGATCAGTTACACTAATAACATTAACAGCACCAGAGTCGTTGTAAACTCTAACCAATGTTGCTTTATCTACTGTGGAACTATTACCAATTGCAGCAGCAACTTTGATTTCTCCTGATAATAAAAGTGTTTGATTAGCCATTAGCTTCCTCTTCCTCAGGTTGAGTTTCCACTTCAGTTTCCACTTCAGGCTCTGATTCCACACCAAACAAATTGCTTGATGCGGTTGGTCTTAGGTCATCAATTCTTTTTGCTGATTTAGCATAAAGAATATCTTTGATTGAATCACTAATATCTGCAGCAGACGCATCTGTCGCTATCATATTGACGAGTTCTTCCATCATGATTTAATATACTGATAAAGTTATTTATATCTCTCCTTCATTCTCTTTAGGCATTTTCTGTGGTTGAGGCTCTGGTGGCAATGCTTCTTGCGCCATTGGATCCCCCATTGGATCTCCCATTGGATCCCCAAAAGCACCTTGTTCCATCTCTAACATTTGCTGATTTGGATCAGGTAAAACGCCTTTAGCAATTTCATCTTCAATTTGTTCATCTATTTCTACAATTTCTGAATCCTTTTGGCGCAATACATTTCTCCTTATATACTCTGTAGAATAATATCTACCAACATAAGGTTCAACCATACCAAGAAGACCTAGACGACCTTCCATTAATTCCTTATCTTTCAATTCAGCAAAGTGATTATCGTAGATAAAGTCGAATTGAATATGCTCAGTCATTACCTCCCAATCTTCTGGGGTAACTATATTCTTAAGAAGTAATTGAGTTCTTAGCATATCAATAAAGATCTTACTGAAACGCTTACGCAATCTACCTACCCACTTACTGAACTTAAGTTCATCTCTTAGAATCTCTGAACTACGGCCAAGATTAAATCCATCCCCAGATCCAGCGATTCTAGATTCAGGTACTCCCAAAGATCTGTACAACTTAGATTGGAAATACTCAATATCAGCCAACTCCCCAAGGTTCTGTCCACCTGGGAGTGTTGTAATCTCTGTTCCTCTTCCACCCTCTCTTCTAGGTAACCAGAAGTCTTCAAGCATGGACATGTATTTTTTATCATCTCTAACTTCTCCTGTTCCTGAATCATAAACTAATTTGTTTCTGTAACGAGACATTACATCTCTTAGGTATTGCTCTGCTTTAATCTTTGGAAGGTTACCAACATCAATATAGAATATTCTCCTTTCGGGAGCACGAGACATGCGGTAGATAACCAAACTGTCTTCAATCATTCTAAGTTGATTGAGTGACTTAATTGCTTTTTGGAGATATGATAAGACTGTACCTTTATTCCTATCAACCAAACCAGAAGTACAATATGTAATCGAATCTTTTGCAAGTTTAACCCCCGACATTGCTGTACTTGCACCACCCATTGCCAGGTTAGTTGGATAGCGTGGTTCAGGAGTATACATGAAATACTCTTCTATCTTAGGAAAGTATACCTTCTCAGATTCATGCACATTACCTGTATTAAAAGCTCCTCCACCAGTTGCATCTTTCTTCTTTTCCTCCTTACGGACATATCGCATCTTCATAGGATCGATATACCTTAATTCCTGTATACCATCCTGAGGTTTTTTAATGTCTATAACCTTATTATAATAGACTCTACCATCAACATACCAGTTTCTAAAAATCTCATGTGCTTTGGAATCAAAATCTAAGAGATCTTTAATGTGTTTAAACTCTGCTCTAATTCTATCTTTAATACCATCAGAGGCATTAAGATTATCCAGATCAATTTCTACTGGAGAATCATTAGTATCAGATACAATTGCTTCATTGACAATATCCTCTACAGCATTATCCACCTCAGGGTGGAGTGCCATTTCTCTATATTTTCTTATTGCCTGATGTTCATTTTTATAGATCCCTTCTAGATCTATAACCTGACTTGAGAATCCTGACTGTATATAATAATCAACCCCATCCTCGCCTGTCTGCGGAATGGGGGATACTACACCTTTAGGAAGGTCGTCTTTATCCTCAATAGAAAATCCAAAAAGCCGTGCCATTATAATAGAAAGATACCTTGATACCTATCTATTTATCAGCTTACATTACCGCCGTTTCCAGCAGCTTCCCACCACTGAACCTGTAAGGTCACAGTAAATTCTTCAACAGAGTCTGAAGAATCGTAGGATAAATCTATTTGAGAAACATTTGTTGGGAATATGCTATAGAACTTATAAGTCCTAAGAACTGGCATATTCTGATCTGAATTTTGTGATCCTGCGTCAACAGCAGATCTACCAAGTTGATACACAAATGCATCTCTGGTATAATCCTCAGGATTAATATTACCAGCATTATCAGATACTTTGGACATGGAGTTCATCCATCTCTCAAAGGAACCTCTGATTGCAAAGTCTGTATCGTTAATTACAGTGATTGTCCATTCATCGAATGTCCTGTCTCCTGCAATTTTTAATTGGCGACCTCTGAAAGGTACGCTGATTGGAGCAATGTTTGATGCAGGAAGTGCAGCAGCCTTGACAAGGAATCTTGTCTTAGGATCTATGTCACTTACTGATTCATCTACCACTCCATCGGGGAATGCAAGAACCACCTCAAACAGATTAGGTCTTGCAATACCACCCGTCAACCTCGACTTAAACTTGTCGATAGTCCTTTCCGAGGTCTTCGGTGGGTTTGCGGAATTGATTGCCATTAGTCTTACCTAAAGTGAGTTAATAATTAAACTTTTCCAATAACCTCATCAAAGGAAACACCTGTGCGTGTAGCAACAAAGGTTAGTCCGATGAAGTTAATAGATCTTGCTGGTTTAATGTAAATGTCAGCAACAAACTCATTGCTGTCAATGATCGAAGGTGTGTTATTGGTCTCATCGCATATAACGACGAAATCTTGAATACCACGCTTGGACTGTACATCACGAAGGAACGGTTCAACAATATTAATAAAGTTGATCCTTGTAATCTCATCGTTGAACTCAAACAGTACATCTTTCGCTGCAGCAGCAATTGCTTTTTCGAGGAAGATGAACAGACGACGAACATTAACTCTGTCAAAGGCAGAAGACCTACCTAATCCAGTCTTGTCACCGAAGAGGATAATACCTGCACCAGGTGAGAAGATGATTGGGTTAATTCTGTTAGAGTATAATTTGTCTCTATGTACTTTATTTGGTGTGTATGCTAGTTTAACAGCATTCAGAATAGCACCTCTTGCAGTTCCACCTGGTGAGAACCAAGGGAAGTTATTGATGTCATTTCTAGCACATGTGCCAGCAATGTCACCGTTCATAGGAACATATCTAAACTGTTGATTAAACCTGTCATACATGTACTTATAACCACTATCAAGAATGGCATAAGAACTTGATGTAATCGGAGAGTAGTAACTAACAATGTTATCTGTTACTGTATCCGTATTTAATTGAAGGGATTCACCTGCTCCAGATGCACTTAAGAAAGAACCTCTGTATGGTGATAGGAATGCGATAGCATCCTTTCTAAATTCAGCAATCTCAATCAATTTATTTGAGAGTGCCTGTGTTTCGTACTTACCGTGATTGGCACAACCTAAGAGTAAGAAATCAACATCGATTTCATCTGGGTTGCGGAGATAATCGTATGCTTCTGAAAGAGCACCGATATCTAGGTTAAGTGCATTTGCTTCAGTGATTGTAGAAATACCATTGTAGTTCTTACCACCAGTAAGTACAGCACTGTAATTACCGATAGAACTAAAGGTAATGTTCTCAGTATCCTGATCCCATCCACCATCTCCGAATGTATCCCACTTATCTTCGCTGAATCCTGTAGTAACAATACCAGCAGGAGAACTACCAGCAAAGAGATTAGCAGAACCAACTTCGATTACCTTTCTCCAGTAAGAAGATGAACCAGCAGAATACTGGGCATCTTTTGCCTTCGACAAATTAGTAAACTTCTCTAATACTGAACCTGAGTTACCAGTTATAGTACCAGTGTCGTCATAAACAACTACATGAAGTTCATCAAATCTAGAATTTCTAGTTGATGCATAGGAAGATGTTCCTGGCTTATCAGCAATTTGATTCCACTTAACAACAGCACCGTTGTTTAGTGTAATGGATTGTTGATCAAACCAATCTACAGAGTTAGTATAAGTCGTTAAACCAGAGTAAACTCCAGGTGCAAGACCATGCCAACTTCCATACCTTCTTATTTCACCAGTGTGAATACCAAGGTTACCTGTCTCAGAGAACTGATAAGTACCTGCTTGCTGATAATCAACAGCAGTTTCAGTTCCACCAGCAGAAACATGCGATATTAGTTTAACTGTAATTGCAGCATTTCCAACATTAACAATCTGTCCTTTAAAGTATCCATCAAGAACACTAGTAGAACCAGAACCAGCAATAACTGTGTTTGCAGGAACTGTTTGTGTGACTGCGTAACCAACCTTTAGGTTTATAGGATCTACAGGAGTAACAGTAGAACCATAACCCAATACATTAGTAGTAACTATACCACTGAGTACTTGGTCACCAAAACCATCTATGGTTGCTACTTTAATACCATTTGACCAAGAACCAGGGTTCTTAGCAGCGTATGTTACGCCAGCAATAGTATTTTCGTTGTAGGCACTGTTAGTGTAATCCTCAGGACTTTTAATCTTAACACTAGCGGCTGTTCCAACGAAACCATTCTTGAGTTCTTCGTCATCTGCACGAACCACCCTCATCACACCACCGTAGGCGAGATAGGATGAAGCAGTTAACCAATACTCATAGTGGTTGTCTTTAGGATACGGCTGGCCGAAAGTGTCCAGAAGATCCGCTTCTGTTTCAATTAGTTCTGGGGTCTCTACTGGTCCTTTTGCAAATGGAGCGGCCAAACCACCAGTTTTTGTCGATGTTGCATCGACTCTACCGTTAGTAAGATCAACTTCCCTTACAACTATACCAGGAGATGCTAGATTAAGCGGCATCTTTTTCGTCCTCTATAGAATCCAATTTGTCTATGATTATTTATTATTTGTAGTGTTTTAATCGGGGAAACAATACATGAACTACCAGTCTGGATAACTCCAGATACCATTATCTTTCTTTCTACTAGATTTAATTCTTTTTATAGTACACCCTTTACACTCATAAGAATATGATGATGGGAGATGTGTACTTTTCTTATGTGTTAAATAAAAACCATCTATTAGGTTCTTGACACTACCACAGACTCTACATCTTCTTTCACTCAGTAATAAATCACCAAGTTCAAATTGTTCCTCTAAGTCGAATTCCATTGCTTTAGGATCCAACTACTAGAATTTTGTTTATGAGTTCCACCAACCCCAAATGCAAATTGTACTCTAGGATCTTTATCAAACTCATAAATCTCAGGTATATTATCCTGTGTCCTATCTCCACCATTAGCAAATAAGACATCATCAAATAGTACTAGAGTCTTTTTAATAAGATCTATAGAACTATCATTCTCATCATTAAATGGTACAGCACTATCAACCATTCTCAATTCTTTAATGACTGCCAATCTTTCATCTATAGGCATAAATGGTTTACCTTTCTTTCTAGTTAACCATTCATCAGAATTTAATCCTACGATAAGGATATCTCCTAATTTCTTTGCTTCTTTAAAGTGTTCAATGTGTCCACTGTGGATAGGGTCAAATCCACCACTAACAATAACAACTCTCATAATACTTGAATAACTCCTACCACATCTGGTATTTCCATCATTAGTTTCTTTTCTATACCTTGTTTTAATGTCATAACACTCATAGCACATGTCTCACATGCACCACCCAATCTAACTTTTACTATACCAGTTTCCTCTTCTATTTCTACAAACTGAAGGGATCCTCCATCTGCTTCAATATAAGGAAGAAGTTCTTCTAGAACCTTAATTACATTTTCTTCTGTTAATTCCATAATCGTGTCAATTGACGAACATCAGATACACCAAATAATGCTTTACAAGTTTGCTCTGCATCTTCTCTTAGATTAGATGGTGAGGTAAACTCTACCTTCATAAGTCTATTACTCTCTAAGAGTACTTGAGCAGACCATTTAACTGGTTTCATTTGTACTCCCACATATATGACAGATCCCCATACTCATCAACCTTTGCCCATCTGTCACCTTCTTCATCTACAAACTCATCTTCATCATCAACACCATCTAATATAAAACCAAATGGAGCCATATCTTGTTCAATCTGATTCCTCTGTTCCTCATAGATACGCTTCCGCACATCTGTGTCAGTCATTTCCTTGAAGTAGTCTTGTGCTACTAACCACGCAAATATAACAAGACACATTGCAAGGTCATCATGGCAACCATCTTCTGCCTCCCATGATTGTTTCTTCTGTACAAAGGTTGTTAGTTCTGCGATAATATCATAATCATTCGTTACTATTTTATCATCTTCCATTAAAGTTTTCAAGTTAGAACAACCCAACTTCTTAACTGCTGCTGTCATCCTAACACCCATCTGCGTTCTGCTACCAGAAAATCCTGATCCTACTTGCTGACCATTCCTACCTCTCATAGCACACATAAGAAGATTTTCATATTCTAAATCGTAATTGAGAATAGATGCTACCTGTTCTCCTATATCATTAATCTCTACTAATACATATGCTTCATTGTACGCTTTTGCTATATCCATTATAATGTTAGGGAATAGCATAGGTTTAACTTCATTATTCCTATACCTTGCCACAGTCTTATGTGGGAATGTGGTAATATCGAATACTATAAAGCAGGAGTAATCACCATCAATACCTCTAGCAGTATCAACAGTGATAATGTAGTCATTACCTTTCACAGGGTTTTCATAAATGAGGAGACCTTTTCCGTTGGTTTGTATTGGATCCTCGAACACGAGATTCCTAAGTTTAGTGACACTAATAAGCGTATCAACAGATCCTAAAAATTCACATTCAAACTCAACCTTAAACTGCTGTTCTGATGTGTTCTTAATGGTCTGCTCTTTCCACTTAGCATCTCTACCAGGTACTTCAGACCAATGAACCTCAGTAGCAGTGTATTCATTCTTACCCCTTTGTGCATCATGCCAATACCTATAGAAATGGTTCATACCACAAGGGGTAGATACCATTATGACTTTCGTTGACTTACCAGAAGTAATAGTAGGGTAAACAGAACTAAAGAATGCTTCTGCGATATGATTTGGGACAAAGGCGAACTCGTCGAGGAAAATGATATTGAATGACATGCCTCGGACAGCACTTGCAGATGTAGAAGCTGCCAATATCTTTGATCCATTCTCTAACTCCATTGATCCTTTGTTCCAGGATAAGATACCCTGTTGCATCCACTTAGGCAAGTTTTCATAAGCAGTCTGTAGTCTGCCAAGTAGTTCTCTGGCAGTTGCTGCTTTGTTTGCTAGGATACCTACATTAACACTATCATTAAAAACAATATAATGCAAGAGGTATGAAACAGCAGTTGTGGATTTACCAGTCTGCCGAGGCATCTTGCATATATTAAATCTAGACTCGTGAAAATTTTTAATTAACTTCTCTTGGAAGTCATACATTTTAAATGGTACAAGACCTTCATCCAAAGATACAATTTTAATGTAATTCTTTGCAAAATATATTGGGTCTTGTTTACATTTAATAAACTCCTCAACCTGTTTAGCATTAAACTCAACGGTTGTGTTTGCTTTCTTTAGATTGGGATTACCAAGATATATGTCTTGTTGTGACATTACTTCTTCTTACACTTACACTTATACTTAGCAAATGCAGCTGCAAGTATTACAACTATTGCTGCTATACCTACACCAGTTCCCCAACCAATACCTTGTGGTTCTGGTTCAATAAATGGTGCTAGTTCAGGTACTTCTTCTAGCATTTTTGTTGCTTCCTTTGGTATTGGAAGTTGTTTTAATAGTTCTTTAGTTGGCATGGTTTAACCCTCCTGTAATGTGCCGTGAGCTCTGCGGATCTCTCGGAGATCCTCAAAGTTCTTTTGCTTAGTGCCTCCATCGTATGCCCAAGCATACCCCTCGGTGATCATCTGTTCATTCAGCGAAAGATCAGAGTCGCCAACATAGAGCCAACCAAGAAGCCTACCATACTTCCCAACCCCACCCTTAAGTTCAGTTCTAACAGTGAGTTCTTCATCGCCTTTAATTGTCTCCTCTAATTTCCCCTTCAACCAATTGGTCGCATCTAATCCAAGTGCCTTCTCCTCCAAGTCCCTCGTTCTCTTCTCTGGGGTGTCCACTCCAGCAATCCTTACTCTCTCTGTCTTCGCTAGGTCGAACCCTAGGTCTATTATCACATCTATAGTATCCCCGTCCAAGACCTTCTTGATCTTCGTCACACGGAAATTGTAGCAGCTCTTCCTGCTTGGGGGTGTCATTGCTCCCATTGTTGAAATCCTCAAGTGAGCTATTTAGCACATCTTCTACAGACGGTCTATTTCTCTCAGATTCCCACTCCCTCATCTGCTGAATCCATTGATTCGTGGGAAGGTTCAGGAATATAGGGGTTAGGATTCCAATCATCGTATTTGAATATCCAGAATATTGTAACACATACTCCTACTAGAAGTATAGCCAACATAATATTTACACTCTGGACAACTTCAGACATATGCTTCTGCTGCCAATCTAACTCCCAGTGATAGGGACACTCCCATAACTGTCAACCTACTCATCCACCACATGATCTCATGCTTATTCTGGTTTAAGTATTTCATTTTTCTAAAGTTGCAAAGTCAATAAAATGAGGATGCTCCCGTAGAAACGGAACATCCTCTTTTGCGTCTTGTATTGCCTCGTAGGAATCTACAGCGTACTCGCAGATTTCTAAATGACGAAGTTGTGAGTCGTGATAACCGACTGTATAATGCTTAGTCAGGGGCATGATAGTTTCAATCCCATACTAGCAATATTTAGACCGTATAGTAGTAATTAATACTTATTATGTGTAGGTTACCTAACTAAGTATTCGTTTAAAGATTTCTTTGATATATCGTAACGAAACTTACTATTATCCTTTTTTGGAATAGACTCTTTAAAGTTCATTGACACTACCGTTCTTTTACCATCAGTAGGTTGAACTTTATGTTTTAGAATAGATGGAAAAATAACTAACATACCATCTTCAGGTTGTATTTCAAGTGTATCTTCAAAGATAAGTGGAGCACAATTATCTTCTACTTCTACAAAATAAGCACTAGACAATACTGATGGATAATGATCATGTGGTTCTGTATAATCACCATTCTCATATTGTATAAACCACATATTACTACATTCTAATGTTGCTTCTTCTTTAATATGAAAGTAATTATGTGAAAGAAAATTACATGCTTTAGTTGCTAACTTAACAAAATATTCAAATTGACGATTTGATTTATGAACAAACCAATCACTGCGCCATGCTTTCACATTGCTTTCATATTTGTCTGGATGTTTTTTCCTATACTCCTCTATGAGTCTAAGTAAGACCCCATCATTAGGTGGTTGAAGGATTGTTTTAAATACAGGAATCTCTTTGGATACTGTACTAATATCAAAGGAGGATTGCACCTATAATAAACCCCTTAGCGAATGATATACAAACTACTTGATAGTCTGTCAATCCAAATTTGTCTTGGCATTTCTTGATAATTTTCTTATCCCACTCGACTGCCTTATCGAATGCTCCTTTAATCTTTCCCATTTGTTTTTCTCCAAGGTTCTGAGTGTGATAAATCTAACCACTTTTTAAGTAATTTAATTATTCGCTTCATTATTTATGTGCTTCTTCAGAGCCTCCAACATAATCTATATCGGCATGATAATTCTCAGATGCACCAATATGGAATGGATTATACCTAGCAGTTGCCATGCGATACATTTTCTCATGCATAGTAACTACTTCTTCAGCAGTCTTCTCAAACTCAGGAGAAGATTCATGTCTTGATTGATAAGCATCTGCTATCTCTTCTTCTGGTCTTGGATTATCTGTAGCAATTGGCATAGAATCATGTGGGTGAGGTTTATGGAACCATTCATCATAGGATATTTCTGGTAGTGACATTAGCAGTAGTATAAATTACCTGATATAGAGATCCGATCTTCATCACACTCATAAAAGGGATACACACAATGCTTAAAAGATGATGGAAAGAATAACATCTTACCTTCCATCTCAGGATCCATTAAGTATGGATATGACCTGATCTGACCTGTTGTATCTATGTATGCCATCTCAAAATCAGATGCTGAAGCACCTTCCATACCTTTAAGGAAATCAAGATTATGTTGCTCTTTACTTTTCGTTGGTATTTTTAACCATATAACAAATGAAAAAACCCCACCATGATCATGAGAGGGATTAAATTCATGCTTCTTTTGATAATTTATCCAAAACCCTTCTAGATCATAGCTTTTTCTTGGTGCTAAATGATCTTGTTTGTTAAACCCATGTGGATAATTTTTTGCATATTCATTAACACATCCTCGCAATACATTATCTCTAAACCAATTATCCTCGTCTTTAAGATCAAGACTTTCACTTATATTTCCAGCTAAAGTATCTTTGACAGATACAGATGCTTTATCAGCATACTTCCATAATCTGTCAATGATATCTTTATCCAATTCAATTTCCAACCACCCAGTAATGGGTGGAGTTATTGCATTATATCTAAACATTTAAAATGTTTGTCTAAAAAGGATTGTTAGGTGCTATTGCTCCAAGACCTGCAGATGCTTGTCCTGCTGGTGGTGCTAAATCAGGTGTTCCTATTGGGAGTGCTGATCCACCACCCAATCCACCAGGAAGTCCACTGCCTCCGAGAACTGCTTCAATAGCTTGAGATTTAATTCCATCAATGATGGATGCACGATTGACATATAAGTATAGCCCACTACCGACAACGGCAACAGATACAGCAGCAGACGCAATAGCAAGTACATTAATAATTTTTTGCATGACTTTACATTTTAAAGGTTTCTTTTGTGTCGGATACACCAACTATTTTTAGAGGTGCTTGTTCAATCCGAATTGTTTGAGTAGGACCAGCTTTAGCAAGGATTGCCTCAATGTCAGCTGCTGATGCAGGAGGAGGTCCACCATTAGATCCACCACCATTCCCATTACCGTTCATCTTCATAGTTCCGTCACCTTTCTTACTAGCAGTCTGAATTCCGAAGCTAGCTAAAACTCCTGTAAAAACTGAAGCTATAAATGTCGGATCTATTTTCTGTTGTTCCAATCCTGGAACTGTCACATAGTTAAGGGTCAATATTCCTCCACTCCAGACCAACACGCCAATTCTGACCATCGTTGAGATGATCGCAGCTTGTTCGTCTGCATCAGGTAGTATAGCATCTTTTGCTTTCTGAAGCAACCCCTTCTTTTCTTCTTTGGGTTCTTCTACTGCTACTTCCTCTTTAATTTCTTCTGGCATGTATATAAGAGTAACTAGCTCTTATTTAGCATCTAGGAACCCTTGCTTTATCATCTTCTGCAACTCTGCAGTGCTACCAGTGAATATCGCATTATTGGTAACATTGTTTGTAGTCTTATGTTTGGTCTCATCAATCTCCTTAACTTTCTTTTGGAGATCCATTAACTTATCTGCAATATCAGCAGTTGATTTTAATACCTGTCCTGCCACTTCAAATGCTCTGGGTGAACCAGACTCATTTGCTACATCCATTATACCATCTAAGGTTTCTTGACCTTTTGATATTAGAGAATATAATTGAGCACGAGAGTATTCATAATCTTTATCTATATCAATACCCATATCTTTCTTTACTGGAGATTCATTATGGGCATTAAATTTCTGCACATAAGAATGCTCTGAAGTTGTATTTAATGCATCATCAATTGGTTTAGACATTATACATCCTCCTGTCTAGTTGGACTATACTTCTTGGAATCACCAAACATAGTAGTTGTCTCACTGAATCCAAAGTCATCCTCAGGTCCAGCACTAACTGGATCTGGAGTAACAGTATACCTCATCTCACGCTTGGCAGTTTCAGGTTTGTTATCTGCATAGTAATCAACCTGAACTTTCTTGATAAGACCATCTGTAGTATCAGCAACAGGACCGAATAGATATGTCTTAGCAGTAAATTGGAAGGTGTACATCAATACTCTTCTAGTTGAAAAGTCTCCTTCATACTCATCAGTAAAAGATATATTTTCTAGTACAACTGGAATATCTCTTTTCTCTCCAATAGAAGAAATTAAATCTATTGTAAGATTAAATGCTGGTTGGAAAAATGGAAGTATCTGTTCTACAATCTGTAATGCATCATCATTTAACTTAGTCATTACATTAAGTTCAAACCCTACATTGTAAGGTACTGGAAGATATACTTTCTTTGCTTTCTTATTAGATGGGTCAGTACTATCAACTGCTTTAAATGTTCTAGTTATACTACTCTTTCTACTAGGATCATAAGACATACTAGACATCTCAAATGACATCCTAGGTAATGTAATAGCAACTGCTTTACCTAATTCTTCTTGTTGCTCAAGTTTTGCTAAAAACTTTTGTTTTGGTCCATATATCAATGGAACCTTAGTTTCACTAATAGTATTACCTTGCCTATCATCATGTTGTATATTAATATCATTAAACAATGTACCAAAAGCGATAATTGTTTTTCTTAATATTTCGTGATAAAAATAAGTACCTAACATTAAACTATACCAAATGGATTACTTTCAGTGAAATCTAGAAGACTATCTGCTTCTGTTTCAAACTCATCATTCATAAAGAATTCATCACCCTGTGCGTGACTACTTAAATCATCAGAATAAGAGAAGACTTGATACCTAGCAGAAGATGCAGTTCCAGTAATATATTCACCAGATACGAAATCACCTGTATTTATTGAGATTTGTAATTGTCTAGTAGTTGCATTCCAACTCTTAACATATGCTTCAGAACCAGAAGTAGATCCAACTACTCTTTCGTTCAGATGATATGTTCCAATACCTGTGCTTAATGGAGCACTAATAGAAACAGTTGGAGTTGCCTCATATCCAGTACCAGCATCTGTTAGATATATTCTAAACATATTAGATCCAGACAAGGTTGCAACAGCAGTTGCTTGTGTCTGACCTGCCTTAGCACCGACCATAGCACCAGTACCAACAAAAGTAGTAGTGACAGTACCAGTTCCACCTATAGAAGTACCAATACCAATACTAGATGAACCAATAGATGTTACAATACCACCACCAGAAAGTGTTACAGCACCAAGAGACTTGAAGTTAATAGTATGACCAATAGCAATATTTGCCATAGTATTAATTCCAACAATCTCCATCATTCCAGCAGTTGCAATACCAGTAAATTCATACTGCTTATCAACATACTGAGGATGTTGAATGGTAACTATAGGTGGAGAAACATAGTTAGAACCTGGTTGCTGAATTCTAATAGAACAAATACCACTATTTGTTAATGAAGCAGTTGCAGCAGCACCTACACCTGGAGTACCAAATCCAATAGTAGGAGGTTCAACATAAGCAAAACCTGGATTGGTTATAGCAACATAATCTATAGCAGCAAGTTGACCCTTAGTAGTCGTAATTGCTACAACAGCACCAAGAGATGTTGATACACCTGCAGGAGATGCTTGCACACTAACAATAGGTGGTGTATTGTATCCAGAACCATCATCATTTAATATAACCTTCTGCATTGCACCTGCTAATGCAAATGTATCAACAGATGCTTTAGCAGTAGATCCAATACCAGCAAGAGTAACAGTAGTTATCATTCCTTCTTCACTCAATCTCTCATCAATACCAACAACATTGGTATCGATAATCTCGTCTTGAAGTTGGAAGAGTTCACATTGAAGTTCGTATGTATAGTTCTTACCCAACTGGAAGAAAGGAGATTCAAATTCTATATGCTTAATTTCAAATAATCTTTCTCCTAATGGAAACCAAATTAAATCTCCTTCTTTAGGTCTTGTTCCAAAATCAATATCACCATCTCTAGCACCTTGTAAGTTTGTAGAATTAAATTGAAATGGTGCAATAAAATCCTCGAATCTTTCTCTTGATATTGTTAAAGTAACTTCATTTTGTAAATTAATACCAAACTTAGTCATAACATCACTACCTTTAGCATACCCCTCATAGTTGTTTAAGTATGCTTCAATAATATAATTGTCATTAAATTTTGATGATTGCACTTCACCAAGTACATCATCTGTAGTAATTTGTTTCCTTGGGATATAGTAAACATCTATGCCATGAATTGACAAGTGCTCATCTACCAGAGACTGTACTAACCTCTGTTCATCAGGTGAACCGTGTTGGAAAAAAGGTGATATAGGCATCTTAACCGATCATATCAAGGACTGGAATTTCGTAAGTAGATAGCATTTTTTCTTCTATCTCTCTTATCTCTAGATCACCATCTTCATAAATCTGACGACCATTTAATTCTATACCACCAGGGAGTTTTACTCCTTGGAATTTAATGAGGTTCTGACCCCATTGTTTTTTAATCTTTGCTGTTAAATATCTCTTCAAGAAAGAATCATTATATACTCCACTATAGTTAGAAGGATCCATAATTCTATAACACTCAATAATTATCCAATGTCCATCAGTTGCAGAAGCCCAATCAATATCCATATAAAGTCTATTGTTTCTCTTGTTGTATCTAATCTGAGTAGATGTAGTCAATAAGAAATTAATATCTTCTAGATATGTCTTGGTCATAGAATAATTTAGAAGACCATCATATCCCATATTAAAAGCAACATCATTCAAAAATAACTGATACTTCAAGTTAAACATACCATTGCTAAGTCCACTACTATCAAATTCCATCACCCTTTCTATACCAAGTATAGAATCTGGAACTGTTAGATAACTTTCATTTTCTTCAAATGTACCTGAAGTTGTTGATGTACTAGCAATACCTACAGTAAATCCACCACCTCTTGATCTACCTTTTCTAATATCATTCTGTGTAAGTTGATATTTAAGAACTACTTTCTCAACACCATCAAAATGTCTCTCATAGAAAAACTGTAGAGAGTCATCCATTAAGTCATCAACTTGCTCATCGGCAACATTAATCTCCAAAATTGGAGCACCTAACTGCCTTAGACAGTAATCTGATAATGTTGCCCTCGTATTTGGTTTTGCCATTAGAAGAATCCTCCATCAATTGAGTCTGTCCATGTTGGAACTCCACCAGCGTTTGTGGTCATCACATAGTTAGAAGTAGTTAGGAATCCAACTGTACTTGCTGTACTTACTAGTCTTCCATCTGCTTCAAAGTAACCCATACCATTTGGACCACTGTATCCAATACCAGTGCTTCCACCCTGATCTGAACGATAGTATAAACCATTCTTAAATGTTGCATATCCTACGACATGTACATTGTCTTGAATAGTAACTTGACCAACTGCAGAATCTAGAACAAGTTCTCCACTATTAGTTTCAATCTTAGTAGAAGAACTACCAGCACCAATCTTAATGTCGGATATTGTACTTACACCAGTAATAATAGTGTAGTTGAGTGTACTTACTCCAGTTACATTTAGGTTTCTACCTTGAACTTCATCATAGTATACATCACCAATAACATTTAAGTTACCAGCAACAAATACATCTTGCTGGAAAGTTGCTATACCAACAAAGGTTGAGAAACCAGCAAAGGTCATCTCAGTAGCAATACCAGTTTGAATCCTAGCATTAGTGATTGCAAAGTTGGTTGCTAAACCAGCATTGATCTTAGCGTCAACTGCATCAATGTTATTAACATCTACGAAGTTAGCAGTTACTACACCAGCAGTTGCTGTTATAGAAGATCCAATTGCAATTTCACCCTTATAAACACCATTGTCCTTAACAGTAACAATACCAAGCATCTCTGAACCAGATGCTCTAATGATTAATCTATCACCAATACCAGAAGCTGCTGTATCAGCATACATCAACTTAATAGTCTTATCATCAACTGTTAAGAAGTCACTGCTACCAGCAGCAGTCTGTACACTAAAGTAATCACTTCTTATTTGAAGTCTACCGTAAGTTCCATTACCATTAGCATGACGGAATTGAGTATGACCTCTATTGTTAAATGCATCAGTGTCAACATGTTCAACCGTTAAGTCATCATTAGTACCAATCCTGACCATTACATTGTCAGGAAGATCTGTATGACTATTAATTCCAAGAGGAGCATTAACAGTTAATGAACCATCACCAATAGTCTGTCCAACTGTAAATGCAGTAGCAAGACCTGTGGCAATCTTAGCATCAACAACATCTAAATTATTAACATCTGCACTACTGCTAACTGTTACAACACCTGTAGCATTGATTCTCTCGAATCTAGCAGTGTCTAGAACATCTAATCTATCTCTAACAGTAGCGGTTCCAATACCAATCTTCTGACTAGCATCAACACGCATTGCCTCTTCATTATCAGTAGAAAGACGGATAAGTCCATCAGTACCACTGTCAGTAAGAGCAACAGATGTATCACCCTTCTGGAAAGCATCTAACTGAATAACTGTAGCAGTTAAGATACCTAAGACATTTACATCACCAGTGATGTTGATATCTCCAGCACCAGCAGGGTCAATGTTAATATCACCTGTTGTAGATTCAATACTATTTCCAGCAATCTGGATGTTACCGAATGTACCACTTGTAGGTGTAACACTACTGCTATCAGTACCATCTGTAATGGTTAGATTTGATAGTGCCTGAAGACTGGTTACCTGTTGTGAGAATGATACAGTACCATTTTCTTGGTCAACATAGAATGCCTCACCAACACGGAAGTCTCCCTTCTGGTCAATACTTACATAAGATATGTCACCGTTATTAACTTCTGTAGTCTCGTTAGCTTGTATTGCTAGGTTAGGGTCATTAGTTATATCTGCACCAGCACCAACATGGTTGAAGTTGAGAGCAAATAATCTTAATGCAACACCATCACCATCAGCAATTACACCCTTCTGACCGTACTCAACAGCACAACCAACAGAACGCATGTCAGCACCAAACTGACTGTAATCTGCTAGGGTTACCTTAGTAGCAGTTCCAATACCACCACCTGCTTGAACGATTCTTATATCCTGATTACGGATTACATCATCAGTACATGTAGTAATACCATTAGCACCATTAAAGTCTAAGAGTAAAACAGTATCCTTATCACCTGTTAACTCAGCAGTAGGAGCAGTGAAGTTTGATGTGTACTTAGCAACTCCATACTCTACTCTAAAGTCATCTACCCAACCTGTAACAGCATTTGATGTACCGTCAAAGTCAGCACCAATTACTAAACCTTTAGATGAACCATAATCTGTAGTATCTGAAGTCTTAATACCTCTTTGAGTACCATCAACAAATAGTCTTGTGTCTGTACCATCTCTTGCGATAGCATAGTGCTTCCAAGCACCAGTAGCAATACCAGCACCAGATCCAGTGATGGCAGTGGTTGTACCAACTCTTAGGTCAACTTCACCAGCAGCACGGTAAGCAAGACTCAAACCATTAGTATCAGATCCATTTGTTCTTAAGTCGAATAGAGTAGCACTAGAGAGTCCAGTTGTATTTGAGTATGCCCAGAATTCAACCGTAAAGTCTGTGTTAGTACCAAATCCAAGATCACCACTAGAAGGAACACTGATAGAATCATTAGTACCATCTAACTTAAGTGATGCAGTACCAAACTTCTTAACAGAGGTGTCTAATTGAGCACCATCATTAAATGTTATTGTCTTAGCAGTTCTGGAATTAAGAACTTCAAATCCAGTTTGCTTACCAGTTACCTCTAAGTAAGTGCCATCATAGTTGGCAACAATAGCAGTACCTAATCCAGTAGTACCATCAGTATCATAAAGAGTAATTGTATTACCAGTACCAACTGTGGTAATACCAGTCAATCTCAATCTTGTCTTACCAGCAGATGAAATACCAGTAGTTCCAGATACACCCTTAATCGCTTCAGAAGCAAAATAGGTGAATGCGTTTAGGTACTCTACACGAGCACCGTTGGTCATTACAACACCCTGACTGTTAGGAACAATGAATGTAACCTCATTGAACAACATCGCTGCCTCAAGCGATCCTGACGCTAACTCAGCTCCATCTATATAAGCACCACCACCAGCAATGTAGGATGATGGGTTAGAATCTGCTGAACCATAACCATATGGATCACCTGCAGTAATATTACTTCCTTTGTTGTATACAGTTACACGCTGAACATAAGGTGATCTAGTGGTAATAGCAATACCAGGTTGGAACTTGAATGCAAAACCTTCGTTCTCTGATGTGTTAAAGAACATATCAGCAACAGTCAAGTCTTCAACAACTGATCTGTCATTCAATAAGAATGCGTCCTTTTGCTTAGTAGCATCAGTTGGGACAATCTTAGTAGCACGAAGACCATTACCCTTAACTGTTACTCCGTTAGGAACATATAATGGGAATGTTTCTTCATAAACACCACCACCAATGTTCAATGTCTCATTAGCTCCTCTAATATCAGGAGAAACATTAACATTAATATAGAAGGTATCAGCATCTACAACAGTAACAGCAGTTGTTACACCAGAAATAGGATCAGTAGCACGAGGATAAGTATGCGAAGTCGCATTGTTATCCATATTACAAGTAAATGATAACGAGTTGTTATCAAGAGTTATCGTATCATTTGTTGATAGTCCATGAGCACCAGCAAATGATAGAGTTAATCTACCATATTGAGAATCATATTCTGCTGCATTAGGAGACTTTTGGTTACCTGACTCAGCACCACTTTGGACATTAACTGCATTTGTAGCAGTACCACCATTATAAATGTGATCATACTTATTAGAAATTCTTTGTAATGCGTATCTAACAGTCCTAAATGGTCTGTCATCAGTACGCCCACGAGAAGGTTCGTTATCATCAACACCATGAGTGTCAACGAACCATACATCATCACCAGGATTGACAGTAGCAATACCAACTTGAGCAGGTTCACGCCAAGTGATAGTACCGTTATCATTAGTACTTAATACATGCTGAGTATTAACACCAACAACTCCAGTAGAGTCGTATAGTGATGTTACAAAACCAGATGTTATGAATGCAGATGTTGCAATACCAACTTGAGTTACAAGGTTAGTAATCGCAAAGTCTGTTGCTAAACCAGCAAGTACCTTAACATCATTGACATCCATGTTGGTGACATCAATCGTTGTGATTGATGCAGCAGTACCAACAATATCTGTAATGATACCAGCAGTGATCTTAACATCTTTAAGATCTGCTGTCTCAGTATCGAAAGTTGTAATTGTAGCATAAGTACCAACCAAAGAGGTAATGATACCAGCAGTAATCTTAGCATTAAGAATATCACCTTCTTGTACATCAAGAGTAGTGATTGAAGCAGCTGTACCAACTACATCAGTAACTGCAACTCCAACTAAGGATATAGTATCAGCACTTAGAGTTGTTATGTGTGCTGTTGTAATAGTTGCATAAGTACCAACTAAAGATGTGACAATACCAGCAGTAATCTTGGCATTAACTATGTCACCTTCTGTAGCATCAATCGTAGTGATTGAAGCAGCAGTACCTACAATATCAGTTATGATACCTGAGGTAATCTTAACATCTTTAAGATCAGCAGTCTCAGTATCAAAGGTTGTTATTGATCCATAAGTACCAACCAAAGAGGTAATAATACCAGCAGTAATCTTAGCATCTAAAATATCAGCAGCATCTAAATGTGCTGTACCATCAATGTAAATATCTTGCCATTCCCTATCTTCAGTACCTAGATCATAAGTATCATCAGCAGCAGGGTTAACTATCTGATTAAATGTCCAAGCATTTCTTGTCAGATCCCAATTAATAGTTTTATCTGTAGTACCTTTAAGAGTTATACCACCATCAGAAGCACTAGCATCACTAGCAGATCCAGTAGTAGTTACACCCAGTTCAATGTTTTTATCATTGACTTGTAAGATAGCACTCTGAAGGTAAGACATATTACCTTCAACATTAAGGTCACCCTTAATGAGAGTATCTCCAGTTACAGTTAAAGCACCACCTACTCTTATATCTCTAGTAACATCTACATCAGTAATAGTAGCGTATGTACCAACTAATGATGTTACAACACCAGCAGTGATCTTACCGTAAACGGCATCCAGATAATCAAAGTCGGCCTGAGTGTAAGTAACACCGAAACCAGACAGAGATGTAACAACACCGACTGTAATGTATGCATTAGTTGTAAGACCAACTTCATTGCGAAGATTGGTTATATCAAAGTCTGTTGCTAAACCAGCAACGATCTTTGCTTGCTCAACATCAGCATTGATAAAGTCAACACTTTGAATAGTAGCAGCAGTACCAACTTGAACATCAAAGTTTAAGTCATCAACATAGGCAACACCATCGATATGGATATTTCTCCATTGTTGATCAGGACTACCAATATCATATGTGTCGTCATCATCAGGGATAAAGTTAGAATCAATGTCTGCATTGAATACAACATTATCTGTTACAGAATCACCAAGACCAATTGTACCGCCGTTGAATGTTACATTACCAGTGAAGGTAGTTGCACCACCAACTCTAAGATCATTGGTAATATGTAAATCTTGAGTTGTTGAATAAGTACCAACCCAAGATGTTGAAATACCAGTGGTAATCTTAGCAAAGTTAATATCACCATTTTCAGAATCAAATACTGTTATCGTTGCATAAGTACCAACTTGAGATGTGATGATACCAGCAGTAATATATGCAGCTTCTATACCAGCACTATTGTTATCAATAACTGGAAGAGTTGTAACACCAGTAATATTGACATCACCATCCACATCGAGGAGGGCTGTTGGCGTGGTGGTCCCGATTCCGACCCAACCTTCCTTGTCACCAGAAATCCACTTAACAGCACCTGAACCAATAATTAATTGATCATCTTGTGCAGGGTATCTAACATCTTGATCCTTACCAATGATAACATTATTGTTACCAGTATTATAAAGACCTGCAGACTCACCAATAGCAATATTATTATCACCAAAAACATTATAAAGAGCAAACGCACCAATAGCAATGTTATTACTCTGGTTAGTTGATATACCAGCACCCCATAGTGCTTCTCTACCTATACCAATATTCTGATCGTGATCTTCCTTACCACTATTTGTTGTTATACCTGATCTTATAACTAAGAATCCATAAGTATCAGTTAATCCAATACTACCAGTGGATAGGTAGATAGCATCACCAACATCAGATAATAAATTATAATCATCCTGACCCTTAACTGTAAATTGCTTACCAATTAATTTTGCTAAGTGAGCATTAGTACAAGTACCAATGTTAAACGATAGGTTACCAGTAACAGCATTGTTAATTGTTCCTAAGTCACCTAATTGGTCAATAGCAATTGCCCAGTCACCACCCTGTAGGTTGGCATAGCTATCTGTAGTACCATAGACTCTGTAATCGTATGGATCACTTGAAAGTGAACTAGCGTCAGAGAATGAAATGCTACTGACATCACCAGTCTCACCATAAGTGATAACAGACTGAGAACCTAAATCCTGTCCAACCTTATCACCAATATAGATGTTATGTGAACCTTCTGCTTCCTGTCCTGCAAAGTTACCAAAGAATATATTAGACTCTGCTTTAGTTACACCACCCTTTTGAAAGGCACTTTGACCAATAGCAATGTTTCTCTTAGTTTGAGTTCCTAAACCAGCCTGATTACCAGCCCAGTTACCAATAAACATACCCTGACGATCAGTACCGTCAGTTTCTAATTTACCTGCTTCTCTACCAATTCTTATTAACTGCGTTCTAAAATCATAGTTGTTCTCAATAGTTGAGATACCACTAATAGTTAAGTTCTTAGTAGTGGTAGCATGACTTACATTAATCTGCTCAAACTGTGCAGATGTAGAATTGAAATCATTAAATGTTCCACCAACACCAGAAAGAGCACTGATAATACCTACCTTACTTTGTAGGTTGAGAGTATCAGTAATGTCAGTTACATAAAGAGTAGGGATAGTACCTACACCAGTTATATTCCAGTTTCTTGCATTTACTTCGTCATATGTTAAATCGCCTGTGACCGCTAAATCTCCAGCGACAGACAAATTACCTGATACCGTGGCTGCAGCACCTACTAAAAGGTCAGTAGCTACACTCCAGGTGTTAATCTGCCCTAATGGGTTAAGAATAACCGCCCTAGAACCAACTGGCTTACCAAAGTCAGCAGGGTTATCTGGCAACATTTGAGTGTAATACTCACCACCGATTGCTATAGGGGGATTTGTATTACCGTCTGGATGACCAATATATAATTTCTTATAAGACTTACCTGCACCTACATTCGTAGTATCGTAAGTGTATACTAATTCACCAAAGGATACACCAGTACCAACGGGTGCTGCGGTAGGAGGCGAAGTTCCTTTAGTCCTTTTTAATAGAATCGTTGCTGACATTAGTATTCCCCTCCATCAACTGTGGTGGATGGTAAAGTTGTTTGCGTTATAAATTTTGCAGACGCTGAGTCATAAACTAAAAAACTACCATTTGTTAAAGCACTAGCATTAACATCGGTTAGTAAAACTAGTTTACCTCCTCCTCCACCGCCCCCTAGGGAGCCGCTGGCAATAACCTTAACTTGGCTGCCAGTACCAATTCTTAAAGATGGCATTACCTTGTTACCCCTGCTCTAACATTGACCATTCCTTCAACAACCTTTACCTTACTAGTGCCGTCTTGCAAAACAACATCGTAAAGGTAGCGACCAGGTTTAATATCGGTTGTTACGGTAGATGCCATAGAGATTTGGATTTCTCCACCTGTGGCATCAGATACAGTCGAAGCGAAGGCAACATAATTGCTGCTACCTGACCACTTACGCAGTTGAGAAGTTACTGTAAATCCTGCTAGATTTAGGGTAGTGTTATTATCGTTATCACCAAGAGAAAATAAATGTTCAAAATCAGTACCCGATTCAATCTGCAAATTAGCGACATATACTGCCATCTTGTATGCTGACTATTATCCTATAAGGTATTTAGTTTCTTTATCTCTACTAAAAGTTCTGTGACAGCATCAATCTTTGTATGCAGTCGATCTATGTCAGATCTTAAAATTTCAAGATCAGTCAATGTTGTAGGATTTGCCTCTGATTCATTACCACCGTAATGATATCTTAGGAACTCACTGGGTCCAGTTCTACTCATAATTTTGATGTAATTTTTGCGAGCATTTCCTTTATCTCAGAAATTTCTTGTTTCATATTATCCAAATCTTCTCTGTCCTTAATCCTAGACTGTTTCTCAATTTGCTTCTTAGTTTTTGCTTGTTGATAAGCCGCAAAACCAGAGCTATCAGTATTAATGATAGCTCCAGTTTTTTCGTCTCTGTACAAGTTTGGATGTCCTTCTACTCTGATCATGCTAATGCCAAAGATCTCATATTCTTAAACACTGGAACTTCTGCTTGATTGGTTCCGTTCATTACAACCTTAATCACAAAACCAGTAAAAGGTTCTAGATCATTGATTGTATACTGATACTCTTTGAAATCCTCTCCAGGATTGACTAAAGCATCAGGACGGCCATCGTTCTTAGACGGATCTAAAACGGTGTCACCAAATCCATCCCCAGTGGTATCGACATTATTTAGATAGCCTGGGAACAGCATGAATTTCTGATCAGTTTCACTAGCATCTGGTCTAATCACACTATACAGAACCCTGAAGTCAGTAGATGCAGGTCTATATGCATCAAAGACAACTTTTAATGAGGTTGCTGGTTGTTTAATCTTAATAACCCTAGAGGTATAGTAAGAAGTGTGTGGATCATTAAACAATGCATTAACTCTTGGATCAGTTGAATAATTCTCGATTGGTTTATTCAATCTATTAGATGTGAATTCCATCTTGACCGTATCCAACATAATCGATGGAGAACTCCAGAATTGACCACCATTGCTTATAGCAAGTCTAGTAGTTAATGATTTGTTTCTAAAGAGATTAGTTAATCTCGCATTCTCATTAACTTCAGAAGCAACAATTCTAGTATTAGGAACTCTTGTTTGTTGATTTAAAACAACATTCTCAAATCCTTTATCTACAAATGATTGCTCATTACCATCAATACTAGTTCCAGTTACGGTTCTAACACTGCAAGTAACAGTATCAGTTACACCAGGAGTTGTAACATCAATCAATGGTTTGAATGAGTTAAACTGAATATTCTTGGATGCATGGACATGATCTCCACCACCAAAAACATCTGAAGCAAATGACAACTGAGGTTGACTTAAAGCATTGATATCAGTAGTTCTACCTTCTCTATCAATCTTAATAACAAAGTCATCCATGTTTCTATCTAAAGTAGATACATTATGCTCTGTATTAATCTTATTCAATGAGATTCCAGAAAGTTCATACTTTCTAATTTCAGATGCTGCAGAATGAGTAATAGATTGAGTATTGTTTACCCCTCTGGTAATACCACTCAAAGTATTGATACCAACAGATGTATAAGAAATAATCTCATTTCCAAGTTGGGCATAACCAGTATTAGCAGCACTAACAAGTACTCCTTCAAATACATTGAACCCTGTACTGTCACCAATAGCAATAGCACTAGTTGTAGAGTTAACTACAGTAGATGTTGTTGTTGGTAAAGTATTTGGTTTAGCACCTGCTATGGAAACTTTGTTACCAGTACCATACATGCCATGACCAAAGTAACCTACTTTAGCATATTCACCAGTGTAAAGGTTACCTGTTGCATCATATCTAGTAACATCAAGACCAGAATCAATAGTGGTTCCTGCTTCATGATAGTAGATCACATCAGCAGCACCAGTAAATTCTTGTGCTTGTATATCAGTCAGATAAAGAGTATCTATTCCTGCAAGGGAACCAATACCTATCCTAACACCAGATCCAGATCCACTCATATCAGCAGTTACAACACCTACAATGTCACCTATCTTATACCCTTGACCTGTTTCTAAAACAGTTGCTGCTGTAATTGGTGAAGCACCAGTACCAACAGTAATATCAAGTTTAAGTCCAGAACCTTGTCCTGTTATAGCAAATGTGTTTACACTAGCAGATGGAGTTCCATAATTGGATCCATTTGTATTAATTCCAATAGCAAGTGGTGAAGTACCTTTCTTAACTGGTCCTCCAGTATCTTCAATAGTTCCATAACGATAGTTCGCAGAAGCATCACCAACCTTCCTACCAGGAACAAATACAGTTCCGATAAGACCAGCATTAGTAGATGTGGTTATACCAAGAGCAGCCTTCTTAGGAAGACAATGAATAGGATTACCATTCAATACTGGTAAGATACCATTATTAGGTCTAATTGGAGGATTTTGGAATGTAACTACAGCATCAGTTTCAGTAAACTCTGCTCTATACAGTTTGAAGCACATATCTTCAAACTGGCAGGGACTCCATGTAGAAGCATTTTGCGACTTAAACATAGAACCTAGCATAGTTTGATTACTATACACCCGTCCTGCAGCACTAGGTAAATCCTGTGCATTAAGAGCAGTCTGTCCCATCTCTGCTGTAAAGATCTCATAGGTGTTCGTAGGAGCACCTACAATCAATGCATACTCCCCATGAGGTTCCAAGTATACTGGAGAAGGGAAGGTTGCTCTGGTTGGAACTGAAGCATCAGTACTAACTGTTATATTTTCGGAATTTAACACCACACGAGCATCAGGAGATACCAA